CGGGAGCTCATGACCAAAGAGACGCGCCGCGACCTCCAGCTTCCGGACCAGGCGCCCACGGACCAGCAGGCCATCACCGCCAACAAGCGTGAGCTCAAGGCCAAGACCCTGGTCGACTCGAAGATGACCGAGCTGGTGGGAAGGCTGAAGCACTACCAGATCGACAAGATGATGGACGAGATGAAGTCTCTGAACATCATGTACGCGGACTACAAGGGCGACAACATCATGAAGCGGGGCAGCGAGTACGTCATCGCCGACCCGGGTGGTCGTACCACTTCCGGTGAGCCTCCCATGCTGGAGCGGATCATGGAGACCATCATCTCCGAGATCGGCATCACCTTCAACTCCAACACCCCCGGTGGAACGCAGTCGGGTCTTCGGGCTGGCAGCTCAGGCTGGTCCAGCCCGCAGAACATGTACACCGACGAGGATGTCGCGGCCTACCGTGAGGAGCCAGAAGAGTTCGAGCTCTGGTCGGACAAGCTGAAGGGCGTCGACACCGCCAAGGCGATCGGAGAGATGGTGGAGAAGGCAGTCACGGTACCGAAGGACACCTCCATCGGGAAGTCCAAGAAGGTAGGTGCTTCCAAGAAGAAGTCCGCCCTCTCTTCGGTCCCGAAGGACACGACTGTCGGGAAGTCCAAGAAGGTGGGAGCCTCCAAGAAGGCGCCCACCCCGATGGCCCAGGGATGGACCAAGTGGGACCCGAAGATCGAGCTACAGTACCCCTGGGCCCGCTCGGCAGAAGTGGGCAGAGGTGAGGACCGTCTTACTGCGCAGCTCGGCTACGAGAAGTCCAAGGACAAGGCCTACGACCTCCTCGACAAGAAGACCGGAAAGAAGTGGGAGGTGAAGGAGGTGGACAAGCCGTCGGCCTCCATCCGTCCCGGCACCGAAGGTCTGGCCGCCGTCCGCAAGGGGATGGCCGATCTCTACGAGGTCATGAAGGACCTGGCTCGGTTCTTCGATCACGCCGACCAGGACGCCATGGAGCTTCTCAAGCAGGACTTCAAGCTGCCGATGGAAGACATCCTGGACTTCATCGATCAGAAGGGACCGTACATCCTCTCGGGAGAGATCTCGAAGTCGACACTCGGAACGGGACTCTCGGAGGCGGCGATCTTTGAAGACGCCGCTTCGCTGAGCCGGCTGGACACGAAGGACGCGGACATCTACGACAAGCCGCTCCCGGAGCCGGGGGACGACGCCAAGACCAAGATGACCCTGCAGTCCGTCCTGGACGCCATCCACAAGTTCTGGACCGAAAGCCGGGCGATGAATGCGAGGGGCGAGCTGAGGATGCAGCCGGTGCAGCACGGTCCGGTACAGCCGGCGAACACAGAGTACCGCGGCGGCGGAAAGAACTTCCGTCCGTACGTCGACGCATCGAAGAACCTGAAGATCGACCTCGACAAGGTGGTGGCGCTGGCCTTCGACTCGGGGAAGTCCCGCAAGGACATCGACGCCGGGGTCGCCGTCTGGGCTCGGTCGCACCTCCGGCACGAACTCTTCAAGCACCCGGAGAAGCTGAAGGACGTCTTCAAGGACGCCACTCCGGAGAAGATCTTTGGAAACGTGGACGGCGTCATCCTGACTCGCCAGGGTGGCTACCTCATGATCCCCAAGGAGAAGCTGAACGACACGCTCTACTTCGATTCTGTCACGAAGATGAACGCCCGTCTCAAGCTGAAGAAGGGCAGGTTCTAATCGGAGGCCCTCCCTCCTGGAAGCATGGATCGCAGCCAAGTGCCCCTCCGACGAAGGGGACTACATTCTCAAGAACTCCTCTCGCACCCTCATCAGGTTCAGCGAGCGTTGTCAGCCCGACATTGCCCAGCTCATGAGCGAGATGGAGGAGCTGAACGTCCCCTTCGCCTTCGCTGACAAGGTGAAGGAAATCTACTTCACGTACATGCCCGACCATGGAGACCATCTCAACGGTCTCATCCGTATCAGCTACACCAACCAGTCCAGAGAGATCCTCGCCCGCATCCTCATCCACGAGCTCGCCCACAACGTGGACGATGAGGAGGGATTGTCTGAGCGAGAAGAGATCATCCTCGAAAAGAAGAAGAAGGCCCGCTACCTCCCCGACACGTACGCCCGGAAGAACGTCGACGAATACATCGCCATCGGATTCGAGACGTACTACTGCGGCACCCCCGAACAGAAGCGCAAGATGAAGCGGTGCAACCCGCGACTTTTTGGCGCAATCAGATACCTCCACCGAAAGTACAAGGCGCGTTGAACGCCTTTTTATGGCTGACAACAGCCGTTGAAGCTTATTTAATAGGCACACATCTGGGACCGGTGTGCACCCGACGCACGAAGCGTCACAACAGAGTCCCCAAAGAAAAGGAGCAACACCGCCATGGCATCACTCGCCGAAATGAGAGCCCGTCTCCAGCAACTGAATCAGCGCACGGGCAAGAAGCAAAACGACATCTGGAAGGCAAAGGACGAGCACGACGTTCGTCTTCTCCCCGACCCTCGCGGAGCCGAGCACGACCCGTTCGTGATCTTGGTTTTCCACTACGAGCTGGGCGGGGCGAGCTGTCTCTGCCCCCTGAAGAACTTCGGGAAGCCCTGCAAGGTGTGCGACTTCTGTGAGCGCCTCCGCGCCTGGAAGGATCCGCAGACCGGCGAAGACAAGGCCGAGGGAGACCGCAAGGCCGACTTCGAGATCTTCAAGAAGATCCAGCCGACCGAGAAGGCGTTCGTCCGCCTCATCGAGCGCCAGAAGGACGGCACCCTCTCCCCCGAGGGTCCCAAGTGGTGGTCGCCCGGCTTCACCAACAACAACAAGCTCATCGACCTGATGAGCAACACGGAACGGATGGAGATGCTCGATCTCGATCCGACCGATGACGCCTCGGGCTTCAAGGTCCTCTTCGACCTGAACAAGGCGTTCGACATCCACATCCGCTTCTCGGACGCCGCGGGCAAGCCGCTGGCGAAGGGCAACAAGAAGAACCGCCCGATGACCGAGATCACCGAGGCCTCGATGAAGGGCCGCCCGGTCACGAAGGACAAGAAGGAGCTCGAGAAGCTCCTCATGGCCGTCAAGCCGATCGGTGAGGTCTACCCGGAGCAGAGCTCCGAGGAAGTCGCCACGCTCCTCGACAAGTTCATCGGCGGGAGCTCTGCGGAGTCCAAGCCGGAGGGCGGCACCGAGAAGTACGAGGCGAACTCGGGCGAAGACACCAGCGCCAAGATGGGTGGCAAGTCAATCGACGAAGCCTTCGGCGAGACCGTCGACGAAACCGCGTAAGCAGACTCCCTAGTTAGCTTGTCCGTCGCTACCGGCTTCAGTCCGGTACGGTCTGTCAACTGTCAGGCCGGCGGACTCTTTTTCTAAAGGAGTCTCATGGGAAACCTCTTCGTCATCAAGGGTATGGGCCGTGGCTTCGACGGCCTGGTAGTGGAAGCAGAACCCTCGGAAAACAATCCGGGGCTCCGCTACGTCACCCGCATCATCAACCACAACGCCATCTTCGGTGACCGGAACGTCTCGTTCCCGGTCATGGCGCACGCTCTCTTCCTCAACGACGGCTTCCTCGAGAAGTTCGACGGTGAGCTCCGAGAGTTCGACTCGAAGAACCCCAACGGAAAGTTCGTCTGCGAAAGTCGGCACCGTCGACACGACCTGGAAGTCGTGGTCGCGGAGTACGAGCGCTGTCTGACCGTCTCCGTGCTGGAACACATGCACGAAGAAGGGAAGTACAACGACGTCCGCGGACGAGACACCGTCCACACCCGCTACACTCAAAGCTTCAAGGACCGGCTCGACACGGTGAAGACCCTGATCGAGAACGAGATCCGCATGGGCGACCTCGACGACCTAATCTTCCATCTCAGGAAGCTCAAGGAGATCGAGTTCACCGGGATCCCCGGGACCGAGGAATAGACTATGGCCAAGAAGGACAAGGAAGAAGTCACGTCGACCAAGGACGAGGCGGATTCCCTCAAGCTCAGCAAGCTCCTCGTCAAGCAGTTCAATGACGGGGACGACAAGATCGCCTGGAACCTCGGGACCGATCACGACAACCCCACCGAGGTGAAGGAGTTCATCTCCTTTGGTTCCACCATCCTCAACTACATCTGCACCAACCGACGCAACGGGGGTGCACCCGTGGGCAAGATCACGGAGATCGTGGGTGAGGAAGCGTCCGGCAAGTCGCTCCTGGCCGCCCACCTCATCGCCGAATGCCAGAAGCGGGGAGGGATCGCGGTCTACATCGACACCGAGAACGCGGCCAGCCCGGAGTTCTTGGCTCAACTCGGGGTGAACATCAACGAGCTCGTCTACCTCCAGCCCGGCTGCTGCGAGGCGGTGGGAGAGGCTATCGAGAAGACCATCATGACGGCCCGGGCCAAGGCGCCGAACAAGCTGGTCCTCATCGTCTGGGACTCCATCGCCAACTGCCCGACCAGGATCGAGCTCGAGGGAAGCTACGACCTGAACATGAACCTCCAGCTGGAGAAGTCCAAGGTCCTCAGCAAGATGATGAGGAAGCTGGTGGACACGCTCGGCAAGGAAAGGATCTGCGTCGTCTTCACGAACCAGCTGAAGACGAAGATCGGCGTCATGTACGGTGACCCGATGACGACCCCCGGCGGCAAGGCGGTCCCCTATGCGGCCAGCCTCCGCATCCGGCTCACCCGCTCCAGCCAGCTCGTCCAGGGCAAGCCGAAGAAGGGCGAGGAGACGGAGGGCGGAGACGACGGCGGCGACAAGAAGGAAGCCAAGGGCGCGGTCTACGGCATCAACACGATCGCCAAGGTGATCAAGTGCCGCCTCGGTCCCCCGCTCCGCCAGTGCCGGTTCGACATCACGTTCTCTTCGGGCATCGACGACGAGGAGAGCTGGCTCCCCCTGCTCCACGAACGGGGCGAGATCGAGAAGAACAAGGGCTGGTGCTACTACTCCAAGTACCCGTCGGGGAAGATGTCCCTCAAGGAAGACCCGGCCAACCCGAAGAAGGAGATCGAGTACGACCGCGGTCTCATGTTCCGGGAGAAGGAGTGGAAGAAGACGCTGAGGGAGTTCCCGGAGTTCAGGACCTACGTCCTCAACGACCTGGAGAAGCACCTGATCGTCAAGTACGGTGAGACTCCGGCGGACTTCGCCGGGGACGCCGACAGTCTCCTGGACGTCGAGTCCGCCGTCGAAGCGGCGACAGGAAACTAGAAAGCAGGAGCGGATGGGTAAGTACAACGCCACTTCTCGGAACGCCATCGTCGGGGACGGTTTCAAGGACCATGTCCTCGCCTTGCTCCTAGACGCGAGAGAAGATGCCCGGGACTTCCGGACGCACCTTCTCGAGCGTGGGTTCTCGGAGAAGGACGCGAACGACATGGAGAATTTGGAAGGAGACATCTTCCTTCCAGACTTTCACGTCTTCCTGGAATGCAAGACTTCCGAGAAGTGGCGGGACAGCGTGACCATCAAGCCACGTCCTCTCGCCTGTTTCAGTGGACCCCACAAGTTCTACGTGACGTCGTATTTCGACGGCAAGACCTACGTAGATGTTAGGTTCCACACGTCCAAGACGGTGAAGTCTGGGGCGGTGGCGAGGGACGGGGAGTTCGGTCAGTTCTGTACCTTCGACACGACCGTCGCCCACATGGACCTGTTGGGCTTCCTCGAACTCCTGCGGAGGGCTCCGAAGTGATCAAGTTCGATCCTGGCCAGATTATCCGGTTCACGTACCAACACCCTCCAGAGGGCATCGACGAGGACACCGGGGAGCGCTACAAGGAGGTCCTCGTCCTCCACCCCAACTGGCACCACAAGGTCCACGGGATCGACCTGAAGAGGTTGACCGAGGCCGAGCGGGACGTCCTCTACGCCATCCTGGACGAGAAGACGGTCAAGGCCGCCAAGTCGGGAAAGAGGCCCCACAAGTTCCCGCTGGTGAACGACATCCTCCGGAGAATGGATCCGCTCGAGGAGATCAAGAACCCGGTGGGATTCTACACCCGGTTCGTGAAGGTCTTCCTCAAGAACAAGGACGCCTACCGGACGTACTACCCGATGAAGATGTCGGCCATCACGATCGTCCAGAAGTCGGACGTCCGGGGACACGTCATCAACCCGAAGCCGCTCTTCCACGGGACCGAGACCAAGCCCTCTCCTCCGAAGCAGCCGACGGCGCCGACCGCGCCCCAGCAGCCGAAGCAGGGGCAGAGCCGACTCGACCTCATCCGCCAACGGGCGCAGGCCAAGAAGTAAGGAGATCACATGGACCAGATTCTTGTCGCAGCCGCCGCAGCCCACATGGCCAACCGGGCCTACTGCATCGCAATCGGGGACGACTCTCAGCCCGTCTGGGAGGAAGCTCCCGAGTGGCAGCGGAAGTCCGCCGTCATCGGAGTCGAGGGCGTGATCAACGGGAACACCCCCGAACAGAGCCACGAGTCCTGGCTAGCCGTCAAGCAGGCCGACGGCTGGAAGTATGGGGCCGTCAAGGACCCGGACAAGAAGGAGCACCCCTGCTTCGTCCCCTACGCCGCTCTCCCTCCTGCCCAACGGGTCAAGGACGAGATCTTCGTTTCAACCGTCCGCTCCATCCTGAAAATCGACTGACGTGGAGATCTTCGTCTTCGGGTCGAACCTCGCCGGTAGACACGGCGCTGGTTCGGCCATGGCGGCTGTGCGGGAGCACGGTGCCAAGTGGGGCCAGGGAACTGGGCTTCAGGGCGCGTCCTACGCCATCCCGACAAAGGACCACGGCCTTCGAGTCCTCCCGCTGAACCACATCAAGCAGTTCGTGGACATCTTCGTGCAGTTCGCCGCCGATCATCAGGAGATGACGTTCAACGTCGTCAAGGTCGGCTGCGGCCTCGCCGGATACCGAGAGGAGGAGATCGCTCCCCTGTTTGCGAAGGCCCCGGGAAACTGCCGGCTACCTGAAGGTTGGAGAAGGTAGGTATCCCACATGGCCAACCAACGCGTTCTCATCATCGACGGCCTCAACACCTTCATACGAAACTGGTGCGTCAACCCCACGATGGACGGCAACGGCGGCCACGTCGGCGGGATGATCGGCTGCCTGCGCTCCATCAAGAACCTCGTCAGGGACACGAAGTGTACCAGGGCGGTCATCTGCTGGGACGGCAAGGGTGGCAGCCGAAAGCGCCGCGGCGTCTACTCCGAGTACAAGGCGGGCCGCAAGCCGCGGGTCAACCGACACCTGGAGCTGGACAGCATCGAGGAGAGCCAGAAGAACCTGTGGGCGCAGCACGCCCTCACGAGGAAGTACCTCGAGATGCTGGGCGTCTGTCAGGTGGAGGTGGAGGACTGTGAGGCGGACGACGTCATCAGCTACCTCTGCTTCGGCATGTACGAGAACGTGCAGAAGGTCATCGTCTCCACCGACCAGGATTTCTTCCAGCTGGTGAACGCCAAGACCATCGTCTACTCTCCGACTCGCAAGCTCTACTACGGGGCGAGCGAGATCAAGGAGGAGACCGGCGTCCTCTCCTGCAATCACATCTACATCAAGGCGATCTGCGGCGACAGGTCGGACAACGTCAAAGGTATCGGTGATGTGGCGAACCTCAAGGGACTCGGGCACAAGACGGTCGTGAAATTCTTCCCTTTTTTGGGGGAACACGAGAGCAGCCTGGATGAAATCAAAGCGGCAGCGCAAGCCCTGGTACCGACAGGGAAGCGCGAGAAAGAGCTCCTGAAGGCGCTTTTGGACAAGTGGGAGGTAGTTATCAGCAACGCCCGTCTAATGCAGCTTGCAAACCCGATCATCTCGCCGCAGTCGGTCCACTCGATCCGGCATCAGGTGGAGAAGGACATAGCGATGGTGAACGTAAGCGCCATCAAGCTGGCGCTCCTTCGGGACAACATCCAGATACACGACCAAGATTTCTTCATGGTCTTCAACGAGTACCGTGGCCGCTTCGCCCCGGCAACAAGAGAGGATTCCCAGAATGTCTGACCAGCTACCGGTCAACGACACCTTCGGCCCCATGGGCCGCTCCTACCAGGAGAAGGTTGTCCAGGCCGTCATCCAGGACCCCACGTTCGCAGAGCAGGTGATCGACGTCCTGGACCCGAAGTTCTTCGACCTGAAGTACCTCGAAGAGATCTCCAAGCTGGTTTTTCGCCACCGTCAGGAGTTCAAGACCTTTCCCTCTCCGGACCTGATCGAGATCATGGTCCAGAAGGAACTGGACAACGACCTCGTCGCCCAACAGTGCAAGGAGTTCATGAAGCGGGTCCGTGAGAACCCGCTTGGTGGCGACATCGGTTACATCGAGTCGACCTCCCTGGACTTCTGCCGTCGGCAGACTCTCAAGGAGGCGATGGTCGTCGCCATCGACAAGATCGAACAGAACGACTACGAGTCGATCTCGACCATCATCAAGGACGCCCTGAACAAGGGAGCGACCCGCGATCTTGGCCACGAGTACATGGACGACTCCGGCTTCGCCGCCCGTTCGAAGGCGAGCATCCGGAAGCCCATCCCCACCGGCTGGCAGATCATCGACAAGGAACTGAACGGTGGCTGGGAGCGCGGCATCCTGGTGACCTTCATCGCCCCCACCGGTGCCGGCAAGTCCATGTTCCTGGTGAACTGCGGAGCTGCCGCGGTGGCCCAGGGGCTGAACGTCCTGTACGTCACCTGCGAAATGGCGGACTACAAGATCGGTCTCCGTTTCGACTCCTACTACTCGGGTGTCGCCATCAACGACGTGCCCAACGAGCAGGAGAAGGTGCGGGCGGAAGTCAAGGACAAGGCCAAGGGTGGGCTCTTCATCAAGGAGTTCCCGACCAAGACGGCTACCGTCCAGACCATCAGGGCGTACATCCAGCGCCTGGTGGCCACCAAGAACTTCATCCCGGACATGATCATCATCGACTACGCCGACCTCCTCCGTTCGAGCCACGGCTTCGAACAGAAGCGGTTCGAGCTGGAGAGCGTGTACGAAGAGCTTCGTGCGCTCGCCCAGGAGTTCAAGGTCGTCCTCATCACGGCGGACCAGACCAACCGGTCGGGCCTCGAGATGGAGGTGGTCACGGTCGGACAGATCGGTGAGGCATATGCCAAGGCCACGGTCTGCGACGTCATCATGACCATCAGCCGCCGCATGGAAGACAAGCAGTCCAACTGCGGACGTCTCTTCATCGCCAAGTCCCGCCTCGGCCGTGACGGTGTGGTCTATCCGTTCACGCTCAACACGGCTACCGTCAAGGTCTCGATTCTCAACCAGGGAGAGGATCCGCTCACGGTCTTCCTGGAGAACAACGAGAACCTGAAGAAGAAGACGGCAGAGCGTGCCCAGAAGCTGGGTATGTCCAAGGGCGACAAGCCCGGCTCCAACTAGGGAGACTCCCCCATGAGCGAGCAGTACTACGAACCCCAGGGCTTCGCCCTGGAGATCTTCCGTGACCGCTACGCCCTCCACGAGGAGGAGAGCTTTCACGAAGGGTGTGACCGCCTGGCCACAGCTGTAGCCGGTGCCGAGACCAACGGGAACGTGGTCAAGTACCGGAACGAGTTCTCAGAGCTCCTCAAGCACAACTACTTCATGCCCGGCGGTCGTATCTGGTACGGCGCCGGGCGTCCGAAGGGGCAGCTCCTCAACTGCTTCGTCATCCCCATTGTCGACAGCTCCGAAGGCTGGGGCAAGAACGCCAATGACATGATCATCATCTCCTCCAAGGGAGGTGGGATCGGGACGAACTTCTCCCCCGTCAGACCGAGGGGTGCCGACATCTCCGGCCACCGCGGGAAGGCGACCGGAGCGGTCAGTCCGATGGAGATCCAGAACTCCGCCGGGCACGTCATCAAGGGCGGAGGCGGCCGACGGGTCGCCCTCATGTTCTGCCTCAACCTCAATCACCCAGACATCCTGGAGTTCCTCGACAAGAAGCTGGACCTCAAGGAGCTCAACAACGCCAACGTCTCCGTCAACTTCAACGAGGACCCCGAGGTCTTCTTCAAGAAGGTGAAGACCGGAGAGCTCATCGACCTGAAGCACGGCGGCAAGGTCTACGGCCAGATCCCGGCGGACAAGCTTTGGGAGAAGATGATCTCCAACGCTCTCCGTGGTGGAGAGCCCGGCATCCTCAATGGCTTCCTCGCCAACAAGATGAGCAACATCGGCTACTACGCCGAGCTCCTCAGCACCAACCCCTGCGGCGAGATCTGGCTGACGGCCTACGACTGCTGCTGCCTCGGGTCGATGGTCCTCCCCCGGTTCGTGAAGGACGGGAAGGTGGACTGGGACCTGCTCAAGAAGTCGGTGGCCACGTCCGTCCGCTTCCTGGACAACGTCCTGACGGTGAACAACTACCCGCTCCAAGAGATCAAGGAGATGTGCCACAACATCCGGCGCGTCGGCCTCGGTGTCCTTGGGCTACATGACATGCTCCTCCTCCTCGGGCTGAAGTACGCCTCGGCCTCTGGTCTGGAGATGATCGACAAGGTGATGGGGTTCATCAAGAACTCCGCCTACGAGGCCAGTATCGAGCTCGCCAAGGAGAAGGGACCGTTCCCCGCCTTCGACGCGGAGAAGTACCTGAAGGGTGGTTTCGCTAAGACTCTGAAGCCGAGCCTGCGCGCCCTCATCCGGGAGCACGGGATCCGGAACTGCGCCCTCCTCACCATCCCGCCGACAGGAACCACGGCCCTGGTCTGTGACTGCTCCTCAGGCATCGAGCCGCTCTTCGCCCCGGCACACATCCGGAAGTTCCGGAAGCTGGATGTGCTGGCCCAGGAGATCGTCATCCACCCTCTCTTCAAGCAGTTCGTGGATGAGGGGAAGAGCACCAAGCACTTCCAAGGCGCGTACGACCTCAAGCTCCGGGACCACTTCGAGGTGCAGCGGGCCTGTCAGAAGCACATCGACAACGCGGTAAGCAAGACCATCAATGTCATGCCTGGGACCTCGGCAGAGGAGCTGAGTGATCTCTATATGGAGTACTTCCCGGAGCTGAAGGGTGTGACCATCTACCCCGAAGGCAGCCGCGAGGACCAGCCCCTCACTCCCCTCTCCATCGAGGAGGCCCTCGCCGCCCTCAAGGGGAAGGGAGACAAGATCCTCATGTCCTATAGCAAGGACGCATGCAAAGATGGTAAGTGTGACATCTAGCCTGTACGCAGGCAGAAAGTCGTGTTATAATGGACTTCACAATGGCGCTTCCCGTTCCGGAGAAAATCGAGGATGCAGTCCTCGTAACCCACAAGGGGTGCATGGACGGAGCGGGCTGCGCGATCATGTTCATGCTGGCTGGCGGCAAGCGGGAGAACATCCACTACGTCGCCGCTGGCATGGTCGAGAAGTTCGTCAAGAAGGATCCCGTCTTTCAGGGTGACAAGTTCCTGATCTTCGCGGACGTCGGGCTC